CTGTTTTAGAATAATCGGCATTTAATCTAACATAATCTTCCACTGTGCCTCCTGTATCTTTCATAAATCCTACAAGATTTTGTAAGTTATCTGGAACAATAACGGTTTCAGGTGTTGATGTAGGAGTAAATTCTTCTGTTACTTCATCTGTAGATATTTCTTGAATTGGTGCTACTGTTTCATTGTTTAATTCTGTTTTAACTTCTTTTTCCTCTTCTTTTTCTTTTACATCTTCCACCACATCTTGAACCATTGGTTGAACAACATCTTCTATTTTTTTTTCTTCTTTTTGAGTGAAATCTATTTTCACCGCATCATTTACTTTCGTAAGCTTCTTTGGACGTTTTTTTATCTTCAATGATTCCACTTTAGGATCTGCTATAGGTTTTTCAGGAGTTTTTAACTCATCTACTTTTGGTGTTTTTATTTCTTCCATGATATAATATTATATAATTAAGGTTGTGGTGCTCCCAGATTTAAATCCGTAACACCTTTTTCTGTTTCTACGAAATTGGTTGGTAATAAATTATTTTGACTTTGATTTATTAATTGACTTTGTTGAGTTGCTTCTTGCTTGCTTCTTTGATCTTTTCTATCTTCTATTAAAGCTTCTTTTTGTTTTGTGGCTGCATTAGTAGCTTGCGATTTTTGTTTTTCTAATTCCATGTCAAATACAAACTCTACTTCTAACATTTCTTTCTTTAATTGCATTTCTGTTTGTAAACGCTCTAACTCAAATTGTGATTTAGCTTTTTCAAATTCAATATCAGTTTGACTTAAGGCTTGTTTCTTTTGAACTTCAAACATTGCCTCTTCTTCTCGTTGTTTAGTTTGTGCTTCAGCTTGAGCTCTGATATTAGCTTGTTGAGCTTCTTGAGCAGCTTTAGCATTTTGTTTACGTTTTAATTTTAATAATTGATTTGCTAATTTTAAATTTTTTACTTGTCTAATATCTATAGCATCTTCTAAATTAATTCCACCTTGTTGAATAGCCATTTGAATATTTTGTTCTAATACAGCTTTTTCTTCTTCGTCTGGTTCTAATTCTAAAAATATACCAAAATCAAAAAGATTTAATGTTTTAAGTTCTTCTAATGTACCTACATTATACGAACTTATACTATCTACTAAAGCTTCTCTAGTTAAATCAAATTCTAAACAATCAGCAATACGAAGCGCAATATTTTCACATGCTCTTAGTGTTAAATATAAACTTGCTTGTAGTAAATGTCTTGTTGCTACGTTAGATTGAGCAGCTGCTAATTTTTGTAAACCTACCAAAGCATCTTTATCAGGAGTACTAGCATCTCTAGCTTCATTAAGTCCAGTCACATCTCTTATCATTTGTAAATAATACTGATAAGTCTGTATAAGTGATTGAATCTTTTGACCACCACTAGAGCTGTTTAATTCTTGAATAGGTACTTTACCGTGATTAAGATCACCATCTTGAGTCATACTTCTACCAACTATACTACCAGTTTGAAAATACATATTCAAAGCTTCACTAGGATTATAATGAGTTCCATTACCTAAATCTACTTCGGCTAATCCATCAACATCTAAAAATACTCCATCAGGCACAACTCTAGCTAAAACTTGTTGTAATTTTAATGATGTTAATTGAATCATATCTGCAAAACCTATCATTCTTTCTACTAAAGATGTAATTCTACCTTTATATAAAGTAGGTGCACATAATTGATAGTTCATTTGAACCTTGCTAAGGTTAGAAAAAGGGCGTGTCATGTTTTCTGCAACCTCCCATTTTAACATTATTGGATGTCCTAATATTTTAGCTCCATGGTATAATACTTCTATCGACCTAGAAACTCTATCAAAATTATCATTAGGAGGAGGATTAAATTGATCTGTTTTTTCTATAGCTTTCTCTAATCCACGGTCCGTATATTTTATTTTAAATACTTGATCTGCATAAGTTTTATACTCAAAATAAAGCACTTGAACGGTATTGTTATTGTTTTTTCCCTCATAGTTTCTAGTGTAATTAGTGTTACCAGGAAATTTTTGTATTTCAGCTAATTGACTATCAGTTAAATCAGGGAATTCTTTTTTAAGTTCTGGTAAACTAATACTTTTAACTTCACCAACATAATATACATCTTCAAAATTAGGATCTTCTGTATATGACCATACTAAATTAGCAGGATCTACATAATCAACTACTATACCATTAGCTTTATTAAAACTAGTTTTAACAGCACCAATACCTAAAACAGTTAAATCTCTATTAAATCTTTTTCTTACTAAGTCATATTTATTTCGAGCTAATACATTTGATATAGCTTCTTCTTCTGCAATTTCAATAGATTGTTTATAATCTAATTGCATATGTAATTCTAATTCTTGTTCTGTTTCTGGAACTTCCATCCCAGGAGGTAATTGAGATAAATCAATACCTAAGCTTTTTTTAACCTGAGCCATAAAAGCTTTAGCAGCAATTTGTTTATGTAAATTTTGAGCATAATCTGTTCTAGCTTTTTGTGAAGCAGGATCTTGTGCGTATGCTTTTATTTCATAAAGTTTGCTTGACATACCATTAACTACTATATCTACGAATTTTGGAATTATTGGTACAGGTTTCCAATCTAAATTTAAATATGATAAATCCCCATTTATAGATAATTCATCTTTATATTTTTGTACCGGTTGTTCTCCTCTAGCATATAATCGCCTACGATAAAATATATTATAATTCTCTTCGTATCTAAATCCGCCTAATGAACTATTAAACCATTCACTCTCTATAGCCCGCGCTACTTGTAAACCATACTCTAAACTCATTTTCTCTTCTTCAGGTACCACCTGATCAGGAAAACTACTTCTTGTGTTAGTATAAATCATTTATTTCTGTATTTTTGAAAGTACTCCTGTATTGTCATATCTCTTAATTCCTAAATTCATTTTTTTAGTAGTTCTATGTGCTAATGGTTTATACTTATTTTTATTACAAGCCATAATAGCTAAACCAGAACTTATAGAGGCATCGTGTTTCGTTCTATTGTTTATATCAAATCTAGCCCAATCTTCTAATGTTCGTTGAAATACCATTTCCCCGAAATCTCCACCATCTTTTAATCCTACGTTATCTTCTATATAAGTTTCTATAGCAGCAGCATGAGCTTGTTTCATGTCTTCACTTGAATTAGGTATTCCACCTACTTCTTTTTCAGTGACAGATAATTTGTTCCATATTTTATCCGGACGGTTAATTGAAAACATTCTATATCCTCTTCTCTTCAAATAATATAATAATCTAGGTTTATTATTTTCTACCAATATAGGCATACCGTAAAATACACAAGCCATTAGAACATCCTCGAAAAATGTTTCAGCAGTAGGTGGACGAGATATATATTCTAAAAAAAATTTGTTTGGTGGAGCATCTTCTAAAGTAAATTTAGTTAGTCCATGTAAAGCTCCATTGGAACCTCTTCTATCTACTGTTCCGGATATATCATAACTATCACATCCAAAAGCTCCTAAGTGCTCATTACCAGGATATTTAGTGCTATTCTTTAATATCACTTGATTTTGAAGACTTTTAACTGGAATCCAAGAAATAAAAAACCTTCCATTATTATTAGGCATAAAAATAACTTTAGTATCTTTAATACCATTTTCCCATTGAAAATTTCCTTGAGTAACTGCAGCTTTATTATTTAACTCTTCATTAAAATCTATTTGCTCATATATTTTTACTAAGTTAAATAAACTCTCTTTAGTTTCATCTCTAAAAGCATGTTTCTCGGTTCTTGGAAATTGTCTAAAAAATTCATTTAAACCATCTTGATCACTTTTTAATCCATCTGCTTCATTATCCCAATATTCTATAACACCTATTTTAATAGGAAGTCCATCTATACCAAGTACTTCTTTTTTAGGTGTATCAAATACTGGCATGCCATACATATCCATATATCCTTCATAATTCCACTCCATAGGAATAAATAAAGAATATAATCCAGACCTTGTTTGACCATTTCTATTTCTATTATTAACATCAGAGTTATAATAAATTTCTTTGAAATTTTGACCTCCCTTATCTAAAGCGTTACTTGTGGACCCCATCATACACTTACCAATAATTTTTCTACCTAATCTTAAACATGTTTTAGTTACTTTCCAGTTATTTTTAATATTATCTGGTCTCTCCCATTTACCACTTTCATCATGAGCTAATAGCTTTAATTTCTCACCATCATAACTATTGTCTCCAGTGTTTTTCCAATCTATAGTTGTATCTAATCCATCTAATTCTTCTAATTTCTCTCCAGAATCTAATTTTTTTCTAGTTAATTTAGAAGCTGGGATTCTATATGCCAATTCGGTTTTAGGACGATCCATACCATCTTGGATGGGTTTGAAGAAGAATGGATAGTTAACCGAGATGGGTACAACTTTATCCGTGAACATTTTCTTAGCATCGGCACCTGATTTTGATAATACCCCAAATCTTGAATCACTGGACATTGTGGCTTGATTAACAAGTTCTGACGAAGCCATAAATGAAAATCCTGATCGTCTGTTTTTAAGGTAGCACATTCCATAACATCTGGTATCTGCTTTACATGCCTCCCAAAAGTAAAAGAATAATTTATTTGATTCTCTATAGTCTGCGGCTCCAATATCAATTTTTGACCACTGTAAGTAAGTGTAATGAGTACCAGTGATATAATTAGGAATACCTTTGTTATAATACCAATATCCTTCTTCTCTTCTATTAAATTCTTCTTCGATATAATCAAACCATTTCTCTTTAAATTCTAGTGGATATTCATCCCACTCAAAAGTGCTTTTAATTCTACTTAGTTCTTTTGGGTAAGATTGTTTCTCCCAATATTGTTCTTCTTTTTTTTCACTTCTTTTAAACGCTTTGTTAACTGCTGGTAAAGCAATTCTGAGATTTTGAATTTCAATGATTTCTCCAATTTGTCCTGTTTTACTTATAACAATAAAGTCGT